CGTCGACATCCAGTTGGGGTTGCTTACCACGCACTGTGTAATTTCCTGGCGCAAGTTATTGCGTTACCACAAAATGTGTACTATCGTCGTTTTGTGTAAAAGCTAGGCATCCTACCCCATCGCCATGAAGAACTCTCCTGAGGGTCGCCGGCGCATTTATGCGCCCCGTAGCAGAACGAAACGAAAGCGCGTTCCGATCGGCCTCGACCCGGAACACCTAGCACAGTGCAAGGTGCTGGATGCGGCCGAGAACAAGACCGACGCGGCCTATGTCCTTGAGGTGTACCTCGAAGGGCTCGCCTATCGTCATCAACGCAGGACCGCCCCATGCGGCCTTGAGGCTAGGTAACCGTAGCCGCGGTGTACGAGGACTAAACGGACATGACAGCTCCCCGCAACGCAATCGCCTGCCCGCATTGCCAGTCGCGCATGCGAACGATCACCTCACGACAGTTGAGCCCCTTGGTGCGAGAGGTTTATTTCGACTGCATGAATGTCGATTGCTGCCATCGCTGCGTGGCGCAACTGGGGATTGTCCGAACTTTGGTGCCCAGCCTGATTCCCAACGCGCAGGTAACGCTACCCATCGTGGAGCGCCGCGCGAACGACATCGTCATGCCGCCAGCGCTCCAGCATGCGGCAGGTAAAGCGCCTGCTACGCCACCCTCCGGCGCGCCAGGTTCCCACTACGCACCGATGGTGCTCAACTAACCGCAGGGGTTTTCCATGTCTCTCGTTTCTTTTCGTCCCCACGACCTCACCCACGCGGCCATGCTGATCCATAGCGCGACGCGCTTCATCGTCGCGCACCAGGCCGAGCACCTGGACAGCGAGCTGCTCATCAAGCGCTGCTGTGCCCACCTGATGGCCACGGCCGGCATTGCCGAAAGCGCGGCCGAGCATTACACCATGCACGCCCTGGCTGACCTCCAAGCCAAACATGTTCCCGCGTATTTCGACATCAGCCACAGCACGTCCTACGTGATCCGCGTAGTCGATCCCGCCACGGGTCATGCGTTTGCGCTTACCGCCAGCGATGTGCTGCAGATGGCCAAAACGCAAGGCGAATGCCCGCGCAACACCGTGCACGCCACGCAACAATGCGGACGGCGTGCCGGCTGATCTAGCCGCAGAAACCTAAATCCCCTCCCTTCCTTTTTTCTCCGGCTGCCCTCGCAGCCGGCATGGACACGGCTTGCCCGATGAACACGAAAACGCGCACAAAGACATGCCTTGATTGCGTGTTCCACTCGTCGCCCGCTGAGCTGGGCGGCCGGTTCCACCTTTGCATCTTGCCGCCGGATTGCGCGCCGCCCGCGGCCGCTGATGACGATGACCATTGGCACGATCGGCAGGTAGAGGGCCGAACCTACCTGGGCACCAGCTGCAATGTGATGCGCCGCATGGGTGCCGCCTGCGGCCCGCACGCGGCGATGTGGTGCGAAGCCGATCCAGCCACACCTCCCGCTTCGAAGGGTGACGACGCATGACCGCGTCGTGTTATGCGATGAGCACGGAACTGCTCGCCGATATCACCCGCGAGCTGACCCACCAGTTTGGCTTCAAAACCAAGAAAGATTATTTGCGCGGCGGCAAATGCCCGGATTGTGGCAAGCCAGAGTTGTACGCCAACGCCGGCGCGCCGTGGGTGATTCGCTGCGGCCGCCTGAAAAACTGTGGTTACGAAGCCTCGGTGAAAGACCTGTTTCCCGACCTGTTCGAAGACTGGTCTGAGCGTTACAAGAAATCCGATAACGATCCGCATGCTGCCGCGGATGCGTATCTAAAAAATTCGCGCGGCTTCAATCTGGCTCGCGTGCAAGGCACGTACACGCAGGAATGGTTCAAGGACCCGGACAGCGGCGCGACCTCAGCCACGGTGCGTTTTGCCCTGCCGGGCGGCGGCTACTGGGAGCGCTTGATCGATCGCGCGCACCGCTTCGGCAAAATGAAGGCGCGGTTCGCGCCAGGCAAGAGCTATGCGGGTGAGGCATGGGTGCCGCCAACGCTCACTCCGGAAAAGCTGGCCACCGTCGATGTGCTGTGGATCGTGGAGGGCATCTTCGATGCGGTGGCCCTGGGCCATCACGGTATCGACGCGGTGTCGGCGATGAGCTGCAACAACTATCCCGACAAATTTCTGGCACGGCTCCGTGCCACCCACGGCACCAAGTACCCCACGTTGGTGTGGGCATTGGATGGCGACGCTGCCGGGCGCGACTACACGCAGCGGTGGGTCAAGCGCGCGCGCAAGGACGGCTGGAAGTGCGAGGCCGCCACCATCCCGCAAACCGCCAAGGCCAAGCAGGACTGGAACGACCTGCACTTAGCCGACAAGCTCACGCCCGGCGACATCGACGAATATCTGTATCAGGGCTCGCTCCTGATCGCCCGCAATCATGCCGACAAGGCGCGGCTGATCTTCCGCCGCACCGGCATGGCGACGTTCTTCTATGACTTTGGTGACCGCCTGTACTGGTTCGACCTGGACATCAAAGCGCTCGATAAGGCGATGCAGCAGTTGGAGGAAAAAGACCCCGACCAGGATGAGCGGGAACGCCGCGATCAGGCGCTGGTGGAAGCGTGCGAAAACGTAGAGATCGCCAACTGCAATCCGCAGCCGCTGTATTACCAGGCCAATACCGTCACCGACGAGTCCTGGTACTACTACCGCGTCAGCTTCCCGCACGGCGGCGGATCGGTGAAGAACACCTTCGCCGGCAGCAGCCTGGCCAGCGCGAGCGAATTCAAGAAGCGCCTGTTGAGCATCGCGCCAGGCGCGGTGTTCACGGGGACCAGCCAGCAGCTCGACCGCATCATCCAGCGGCAGCTGTTCAACATCAAAACGGTCGAGACCATCGACTACATCGGCTACAGCAAGGAGCACGGTGTCTATGTGATGGGCGATCTCGCCATCAAGGATGGCGTGATACACACGCTCAACGACGAGGATTATTTCGAGCTGGGCAAGCTCAACCTCAAAACCCTGAGTCAGTCGCCACAGCTTACCCTCAACCGCGATCGGCGCGAATACCGCACCGACTGGCTCGACCTGGTGTGGCAGTGCTTCGGCGCCAAGGGCCTGGTGGCGCTCACGTTCTGGTTTGGCAGCCTGTTTGCCGAGCAGATACGCCAGGTGCAGAAGAGCTACCCCTTCCTGGAGCTGGTGGGCGAGGCCGGCGCCGGCAAGTCCACCTTGATCGAGTTCATGTGGAAACTGTTCGGGCGCCGCGACTACGAGGGCTTCGATCCATCCAAGGCCACGGCCGCCGCGCGGGCGCGTAATTTCGCCCAAGTGTCCAATCTGCCGGTGGTGCTGATCGAGAGCGACCGCGACGACGACGCCAAGAAGCGCTTCGACTGGGACGAACTCAAGACCGCCTATAACGGCCGCAGCGTGCGTGCCATGGGCGTCAAGAACTCGGGCAACGAAACGCGCGAACCGCCCTTCCGGGCGACGGTGGTGATTTCGCAGAACGCCAAGGTGGAGGCCAGCGAGGCCATCATGCAGCGCATCTGCCATATCACCGTCGACCGTTCCGCCCACACCGCGCAGACGCGTGCGGCGGCGCTCAAGCTGGAACAAATGCCGGTGGACGCGGTGAGCCACTTCTTGCTGCTGGCCACGCGCGCGGAAGCCAGGGTGATGGAAACCATCCTGACCAGCGCCCCGCAGCACGAGCAGGCGCTGCTAGACCATCCGGACGTCAAGACGACACGTATCGCCAAAAACCACGGCCAGTTGCTCGCGGTGTTCGATGCCTTATCGCAGGTCGTCGCCTTCACGGACGAGCAGAAAGAGGCAGTGCTGCAAGAAGTGTGCGAGATGGCCGCCGAGCGCCAGACATCGATCAGCAGCGATCACAAGGTGGTGCAGAACTTCTGGGAGCGCTTCGACTATCTCGATACCTGGAACGGCGCCATGGCGACGCTCAACCACAGCCGCAACCCGCACGAGATCGCGGTCAACCTCAATCACTTCGAGCAAACCGCCGCACAGCACCGCCTGGAAGTGCCCCCGCTGTCCGATCTCAAGAAGCACCTGCGCTCATCGCGTTTGCGCAAATTCGTGGACATCAAGGCGGTCAATAGCGCCATCTGGCTCCACGACAACACCGATATCACCAGAGGGCGCACCGTCAAATGCTGGGTTTTCCAGCGTGGCCCGAACGAACAGTCGGCAACTTCGGCTCACACATAGCGGAACTCCGCAGAGTAATAACAGCACCCCATCCGCACCGCCACCCAACAACACAAGAAAGGAGGTCCGCTATGGACACGATAAACCTCAATGGCTCGAGAGGACGCAGGTGAACACGTTTTTTTCTCTACTCGCTGAGTACG